CTTTTAAAATATTATGAACTTCTTCTACTCTATTTGAGTTCATAGGCAATCCTATTAACATCATTTTAGTAAGAGCGTATAAACTTGGTTTAAATATTTCTTTATATGGCCTGGAATGCCTTTCTTTTTTATATTTTTCGTATACGTAAAAAGTAGCTAAGGCATCAATTAAATTATATTTTAATATTTGTCCTTTGGTATATTTACTTATATTTTCTAATTCAATGGCGTAATTACCTACGTATTCTAGTGCTATATCTTTTAATCCTAGGGATATTTGAGTAGTAGCATTTTTAGCTAAATAAGCTAATACCATGGTATCATCAAAATTTCTAAGGTAGTGTACTCCTTCAAGAAGCCCGACATAATCAGTAGAATGTTTCATCCATATATCTCTAATCAACATCTTTACATCAAATAAACCATTGTGAAATACAATCCTTCCTTTATAATTTTCAAAGAATTTTTTGAGATAATATGTTCCATTAATAGATAAATCTATGGCTACACCATCATGCTTACTCCAAGCGAATGCTATGGAAATTATTTCATCTTCTAAATCTAATCCTGTAGTTTCTATATCTATAGTTAGAATTGGATATTGATATAAATGATCTAATATTTCCCTATCAGATCCATGGGTAAATCCATATTCCTCTGAATTAATTACAATGTCTGCAGATTTTCCTGCTATTGCTTTAATTCCTAAAGTTATTAGTTGAGCATTTTCTGGTTGTTTAAATAGAGATTTATAATTTGGAACATATACACAATCATAGTCAGTATATTTAGAAATAGCTCCTTTTAGAACAGTTCCATAACTATTAGATACTTTGCTGGTTTTAGTAATAAATTTAAAATAATTACTATCAGCTATAACTAAGTTAGTAACTGTATCTGGAATCTTGCTTTTTAATTTTATTAAATAAGCTTTAGCTGTTTTAGCTATTATTTTAGTAGGAGTGTTATATAGCAAAGGCAGTAGAAGTACAGACCCTTGTGTAATTCCTTCTCGTTCTAGTGGTTCTAAATAATATTTTCTAATTTCTTCAATTTTTTTAAACTGCAAAGTATCATTAGGTGTTTCTTTATACAGCAGTACTGTAGTGATCGACATAAACAGTTTCTCCTATAGATGCCGGATTATGATCTGAGTTACATATCCATAAAATAGGATAATCTACTGGTTCTAAATCATCTTCTCCATATAAATCAGTAAAATATATAAGAGCTTGAGTTGGGTTGTCTTCTATGTATTCTAAAACAGGCATAAAAGATGTACCTCCCCCTCCATGAAATTTTAATGACATAATATCAGTATTTTGATCAACTGAATGTACTCCGTGAATTTGGGAATCGCAGTCAATAATTGTCATGTTTTCTGGATTAAATATTTGCTGTATTCCTTTAATTTCACTAAGCATCTCCTGTAATTCAGCATCATTTATACTCCCACTGGTATCAATAGCAAATGTTAGGTGACCTAGACCATAACTATGTAGACTTGGCATATAAGTATTTGATGCATATCTGCGGTTTCTTCTCGCCCACGAGTACTCTTCGCGTACTCGTTGGTCGAGGAATTTATGTAATACAACTTGCCAGGGTATTTTAGGGTTAATTAATTCCTCAATTATTCTAGATATCTCGTTAGGAATTTCTCCTTTTGCTTTATTACCAGCTATTTCTGATGCAGTTTTAGCTCTAATAACGACACTAGTAACAGCAGAATCTCTTGAAAGAGTTTCTTCTTTTGTTTTACCTTTTTCCTCGCGGAGGTCTAACATTAATTTTGCAGTGTCGAAGTCTTTATTTTCTTTCATTAGATCATCATAAACTTGATCAGTAGACCACTCATCATCATATTTTTTATCTAATAATCCTCCGGTAGGAATTTCAAATCCTGCTTTGTTTAACATATGATTAATTACATAGTCTCCTGCGCAATTCCAAATAATATGATCTTTAGTTCCTTTACGTGCCATATGTTGAAATGCTACATGCCAGGATTCATGAGCTATTAATCCAGCAAATTGAGGTACAGTTAATTTTGTAATAAATTCTGGATTATATCTAACAGTAGTGCCGCAGACATCAGCTGTATTACATTTATCTGTAATAATATGAGTTAAGCTTAACGCTATAGTAGATATAAAAGCTGACCTAGTCATTAGCTCTACCTTAGCTTTAAGTAGTTTGCTTTCTAGGTCTGTTGACATTTTATTATTCCTTTCTTATATACGCTTCTAGTTTGTGGGTTTTATAATATCTTGTGGCTCGTTAAGTTTCTCTGGTTTACTTGGTTAATTTAACTCGCTGCCTCTGATTGGTTTTATTGTGGTTTTTGACTCGCTTCTGTCCTTTGGATTTCTAGACTCCTTTGACTCGCTTGGGGACGTTGGATTTCTAGCTCCCCATGACTCGCTCACAAAAAGTAGTTTTCTGCTTCTTGATGACTCGTTCACGGATAATGGTTTTCTTTGTTTTTTTGACTCGTTTACATTTTATGATTTTCTTTTCTTAATATGACTCGCTCATTGTTCGTGGTTTCCTCTGTTTTCTTGACTCGCTCTGAAATATTAGTTTTCTGTTGACTGTTGGCTCGTTCAGCGGAGGTGGTTTTCTCTTTTTCCATGACTCGTTTTGTACCACTGGTTTTCTCATTACTACTGACTCGTTTAAAAGCAAGGGGTTACTAATCAGTTATGACTCGCTGAACAATATTAGGTTTCTCCTGTTCAATGACTCGTTTGCCACTCTTGGGTTTCTTCCAACAAATGACTCGTTTTCCTTATATGGGTTACTGGGAAAATGTGACTCGTTTTGTAATTTTAGTTTACTACAAATATTTGACTCGTTTACAGCTATTGGTTTACTCAGAAATGTTAACTCGTTTTGGCACAGTGGGTTTCTACAGAGGGTTGACTCGCTACCAGTGATTGGATTCCTTTTGCCATTTGACTCGCTATCGTTTTCTAGTTTTCTTGTTGAAGATGACTCACTCAATTGACATGGGTTACTAGTACATGTTGATTCGTTTGATGAGAATGGTTTTCTGTGTATGAGTGACTCGTTTAGATGTACTGGGTTACTATGAGAAAATGACTCGCTGATTCAAGTTGGGTTTCTCTAAAGTTGTGACTCGTTCATTTTTAATGGTTTACTCCAGAGTGATGACTAACTTGCATGTTTTAATCCTAGTTTAGCTTCATGATACGGTACACTTACTGGTAGTCCTTCTAATTCTCTCCATTTCATATGAAGATCTATTAAGAACAGCTTAATTATATAACGATTCGCCATATTATGACGATGTCCTTTTGATTTAAGTGAGTGATCTGGATGATTTTCTAGTCTATTTTTATAATCATAGTATGCTTCTCTATATGGATTATCTTTTTCTCCTGCTTTAAGAAAAGCTGCACCTAGGACACCACATAGTTTTGTTTTTAAGAAAGGATTAAAAGTAATTCCTTTTTTAGTAGCTGGTTTACCCTCTTTATCTATATATTCAACGTCAACTTGATGTTCTTTCCGTCTAGATCTACCTTTTCCATCTTCTGCTACATCTATTCCAGCAAGCTTAAATAGACTAGATGGGTATTTAGCTTTACTTATATCTATTTCACTAAGGAGCACTCCAGCCATAGCTGGTCCAACTCCTTTTACGTTATCCAGAAATTCGACCCATATTGGGAAATCACTTAATACTTTACCTAGATATTTGAATTGATTTTCTTCTTCTTTAGCTAAATTAACGTAAGAGGACACAAGACAAAGTTCCGTGTAATCATCAATTACTCCTTCACTTTTAAATTTCTTACGTGTAGGTAGAGTAAGTACTCCATCTGTAATTTTTAAAAAGTCTTTTCTTAATCGAGCAAGAAATGCTTCATCTTGTTTATCTAATGAGCCTTCTGGTTCACTTGGAGCTTGTCCTAATTTAACTTTAAAATTACCTACAAGTCTGTTCCCCATTTGTACTCTTAGTTTTTGAATATTATATATTCCTCTCACTAATGTTCTAATATTTGACATTACATATCCTCCGGGATTCTAATTCCTAAATATACTGGATGTCTTGGTGCTTCTTTGACACCAATATCAAAGTATTTATATTTAACAGTAGTACCTATTAAATCTTCTTTATGTTTCCATAATTGATCTCTAACACTATCAGTAAATCCTGTTCCAATATTAAATTGAACTCCGCTATATACGTCTTTTACTACTAATGCTCCTAAAGTTCCTTTAGGGCTCTTATTTGCTTTATGCGATGAGCGTTGACCTCGTCCTAATTCGTTAACTTTTTTCTCATTGTTATTTTTCATTTGTTCTTCCATAGCAAGTATTCTTGCTTCGGAGTCACTAAATCGTTTTACTTTTATTAAACCGCCTTCTTTAGCTGTGGATCTACCGTGCTTATACATAGCATTAGGATCCCGGAGTATTACTCCTTCATACCCAATTTTTAGACAAGATACTTCGTATTCTTCAAGCTCTTTCATTGCAGCTTCATCTTCTTTTAACTTTTTCGCTTTTTCTTTTCGTGCAGCTTCTCTTTCTTCGGGTGTAGGTTCAGGCCCAAATATCTCGTTTATTTGGCCTTTGATAAATGTTTCGTAATCTTCTCGATCATACATTCGTCTTATTCGTTCCTTTGTGTCTTCCTGTTTTTGTTCAACATTTAAGTTTAAATTTCTTTCAACATAGAAACCTTGAACTTTACCTTTCAGCTCTTCCATTTTTCCCGCCACTCCGTATTGTCCTTTGGCTTTGGCGTCTTGTTGTATTCTATGTAAATTTGCTAAATGTTTTTCTTTATCAATTAGCCAAACTTCCATATTCCCTTG